GCTTTCCGGCTGTTCGCCCTCGGGCTCTATCGGCGCGCTTTCGGCGTGCGTCGCCGCGTCCGAAGCCGTCGTCGCCGTCCTCGAAGGCACCGGCAATATCGACCCGGCCACCGCGAAGCAAATCTTCGCCTACCTCGACGTCGTCTCAACCGACGTCGAACGCGTCTCGGCGATCCTTGCGACGAACGACGCGACCGTCGAAAAGGCGCTGCTCATCGCCGCCGCGTTCGATAACGTGCCCGGGTTGCCGCCCGCAGCCCAGGCGTACGTGACCGCCGTCACCGCCGCGATCCGCGCGTTCCTCGCGTTCTACCCGGCGCCGACGATGGCGTTGCGTGGCGCTCGCCCGCTGCCCGTGCCCGTGAAGCCTCTGACGCCGGGCGACCTCGCGAACGTAACGAAGATCGCGGGACGCGCCGCCCTGCTGAGGGCACGGCTGGCGGCGAAGTGAGCCCGTCGGACGTCGCCCGCGACGTAACGGACGCCGAACGCATCGCCGAACTCGAACGCGAGAACGCCGCGCTCCGCGCCGACAACGAACTGACGCAGACGGCGCTCGTCGGGCTTATGGACGAAGTCAAACGCTTAAACGAGGACGTCGGGCCGTGATCCTTTGCGGCGACGCGCTCGCGGTTCTGAAGACGATGCGGGCGGCGACGTTCGACGGCGCGTTCTGCGATCCGCCGTACGGCCTGACGTTTATGGGGCGGCAATGGGATAAGGGCGTGCCTGGCTGGGAAACGTGGGCGGAAGTGCTGCGCGTCCTGAAGTCCGGCGCGATGCTCCTCGCATTCGGCGGAACGCGCACGCATCACCGCCTCGCCTGCGCCATCGAAGACGCGGGATTTGAGCTTGTCGATGTCCTGATCTGGCTGCATGGGCAGGGCTTCCCGAAGGCGAAAAGCCAACTCAAACCGGCGTGGGAACCGATCATCATGGCGCGCAAACGCGGGGCGATTCGCCCGCTGGCGATTGACGCGTCGCGGATTAAAACGAGAGGCGTCAATCTCGGCCGCTGGCCCGCGAACGTGATCCTCGACGAAGACGCAGCGGCGGCGCTCGACGCGCAAAGCGGGCATCTTGTCAGCGGCAACAACCCGGCCAAACGCAGCGCGGATAAGCACCGCACCATTTACGCGGGCTGGAAGGGTGAGCAATGTCTCGTCCATCGCGGTACGGATTCGGGCGGCGCGTCCCGCTTTTTCTACTGCGCGAAGGCCTCGCGCTCGGAACGTGGCGACAATACGCACCCGACCGTCAAGCCGCTGAAGCTCACCGAATACCTCGCGCGGCTCATCCTCCCGCCTGACGGCGGCAAGCTCATCGTGCCATTCGCCGGAAGCGGTTCCGAAATGTTGGGCGCGCGCCGCGCAGGCTGGAAAGTCACCGGAATCGAAAGCGACGCCGCATACGTGAAGATCGCCGAGCGGCGCTTGGCGGCGACCGCGTGACGGACGAACAAAAACAGCGCGTGCGGCAAGCGTGGAACGAACTCAAGGACGCCGTCGATAAGCCCGGTGGCCGCATCGCTCTTTTCCTGATCGTGGGCCTTCCGTTACTAATCCTGCTTTTTGCCTTGCGGGCGGCGACCAGGTGAGTGGCGTCGTCCTCGCGATTCGCTGCCACTGGTGCAGCCGCCAGTTCCCGCCGTCCCGCACGCACCAGGTCGCCGAGAACTCTCAAACGATCTGCGATTTGTGTCTGAGCTGGCATAACCGCGCACTCGACTTCCTCGCCGGCCACGGCATCCCCGGCTGCCAGATATGCGGCTCGTCGTGGGAAGCGCTGCGCGACCGCACGCCCGGGGCCGAGGTTCGGCTCTACGTCGTTCCCCGCGACGGCATCTACGCGATCCATTGCGCGGCGTGTCTGAAGCCGTACGTCGCCAAACGCGCCGATCTCTACCGCGGCACGGCGTTCGGCGCGGCGCTCCGCTTGTAGCCCGAAAAAAGCGCGCTGGACCCGGAATCGTCGAAATCGACGGTATGTGGTGCCAACGCCTATGACTCCTCCCATTTCGCCCCCGGCCGATTCTCCCGCCGGTGGCGCTCCCGCTGCCAGCGCGGCGCTTCCCGCCAGTGATGCCGCCGCGATGCAGCGGCAGATTGACGATCTGAAAGAAGAAGCCGCCGAAGCCCGGCGCACCGCCGAATACTGGGCGGGACGCGCCGCCTCGCCCGCTCCAGCCGCTCCCGCCGCCGAACCCGACGACGACACCGACGTGCTCGAAGCGATCACGACGGGCGGCGCCAAGGGCTTCGACGCGCTCGCCGCCAAACGCGGCTTCATCAAGCGCGACGAAGTCGAGACGCTCATCAACCAGCGCGCGACCTCGCTCACGAAAGAACAGGCGCTCATTGAGGAATACCCCGACCTTCGCAAGAAGGATTCCGAGTTTTTCAAGGCCACCGCCCTCAATTACGGCTCGCTCGTAAAATCCGGCGTTCCCCAGGCCGTCGCGATGGAAACCGCCGCCCGCCAAACGGAACTCGAGTTCCTGCGCTCGGGCAAGATCAAGCTCCCCGGCGCCGCCGCCGAAGAGACGAAAGCGGAGAAGGAAGCGGCGCGCCGCGCGCGTATCGCCGCGCAGGCGCCCGAAAGCGGACGGCGCCAGGCCGCCGCGCCCGACGGCGACGACGACGAACTGACGCCGCAGCAGATGCGCATCGCCGACGCCATGGGCGTCTCGCACGAAGCGTACGCGAAACGCGCCAAAGCCGGCGTGTCGATTAAAGGCCAGGGGTAAGCCATGAGCGAAAAGAAACGCAGTCACGCCCGCAAGCTCCCCACGTCCGCCGCCGATCCGGCGGACGCCGCGAACCAGCGCATCCTCGCCGACCGCCAGTCTCGCCTCGACCAGGCGGCGGCGGAGAAAACGCTCTCGACCGATCTCGGCCTCGATCTCAAAGACCCCGAGAACAACGCGCCGACCGCGGCGGAGTTCCTCACCGAAGAGTGGGACCGCAAGACGTTCGGCGACGCTATCGAAACGTACACGCGCGTCGTTTACGGTCCGGACCCGCTGCTCATCACCTGCCCGGCCATGAAAATGGCCATCGAGAATATCGGGCTTGAAGAGTACGCCAACGCAACCGCCGAAGCCATCCGGCTCAAAGAAGACAAAGCGGTTTCGGATCCGATCATGCAGAAAGGCTTGCGCGCCGCGATCTCGCGATTCGGCGTCGTTGCCGTCGCCGACGCTTTCCGCCAGCGGATTCTCAAAATCCCGCAGCGCACCGTCGAAGTCGAAGCGGACCGCTCGGACGCCATGATTTTCGCGCGGCCGATGGAAGAAGCCGTGATGCGATACGGCACGCCCGGCATGGCTCCGAAGTTCCTTTCGGAGCGCTGTCTCGGCGTCCTCGGCATGCGCGGCTACGTCGTCGTAAAGGACGAAAAGGGCGATCCGGTTAAAGTCGGTACGCTCATCATGGGCGAAATTCCGATTCGCATGGCGGAGGCGCGCCGCCGCCACTACGCCGAACTGTCGAACGAAGCCGTGCGCGACGCAGGGGAATCGTTCGAAGACGCCGCCGAACGCGCCATCTTCGAAGCGGGCAAGGGCGGCGTCAGCGTCCTGCGGGCGGGCGACAACCTCACTTCGAACGCCTCGGCGAGCGAAGACAACGTAGGACGTTCGCGCGAAACCGGCGTTCACGTCGAAAGGCAGAGGTAGGAACCAAAGATGCCAAATCCAAATAATCCGTTCGGCTTCCGTCCGATCATCCGCAGCGGCGGTTCGCCGTTCAGCGTCGTCCAGTACGCCAAGCCCGCGACGGACGCTAACGCAATCTTCAACTTCGACCTCGTCACCAAGGTCGCGGCAGCCGTCGCTCTCGCCGAAGCCCCCACCTACAACCTGCCGGGGATTCAGAGCGCATCGCAGGCTACGCCCGGCACGACGCTTTTGCTCGGTTCCTCGATCGGGTACGGCGCGGGGAACCTCGCGTCGATTCACAGCGTTTCGGACGAAATCGACGTCGTCTTCCTCGCCCAGGCGAAAACCGGCGTCGCGATCACGACCGCCGGGCACGTCGGCAAGAACGCCAACATCTCGCTGACCCTCGCCGGTTCGGCGCTGACGAAGATGTCGCGGATGGCCGTCGATTCGGCCACCATCGCCGCCGGCGCAGGCCTCGACCTCCGCATTCGCGCGGTGGCGATGATCTCGCCGAACGTCGAAGGCGACTCGGCAATTCTCGAAGTCACGATCAACAAGCACGCTTACGCGCAGGGCAGCGCGGGCGTATAGCGGCAGTCTCGACAAAGGACAACCATGTTCATTCGCACACTATTCCCCGACCTCTACCTGCAGTCGATGCTCCCGGCCATCGACGAGGTCGTGATGACCAAATACTCCGAGTTCCCCGAGGAGTACTCCGAAATCTTCCGGATGGAGTCGTCCTCGCGTTCGATCGAACAGACGACTGAAATCACCGGCTTCGGCCAGATGAGCGTCGTCCCCGAAGGCGGCGACACCCGCTACGACGAAGCGCTCCCGGCGTTCAACAAGACCTACGTTCACGCGCAGTACTCGCTCGGCTTCCGCGTGACGAAGGTCGCAATGGACGACGACAAGTTCGGCGTCGTGCGTAAGCTCGCGACCGAACTGGGGCGTTCGGCGAAGGAAACGAAGGAAGTCGTCGCCGCGAATCCGTTCAATACGGGCTTCACGTCGGCGACCGGTCCGGACGGCGTGTCGCTGTTCAACGTCGCGCACCCGCTGATCGGCGGCGGGACGCAGTCGAACCGGCTCGCCTACGCGACCGATCCCGACGTGACGTCGATGCAGTTGCTGCTCACGCTGATGCGCTCGACGGTCGATCATCGCGGGAAGCGTATCCGTATCCCCCCGAAGCAGGCCATCTTCCCGCAGAACCTCGAATTCATCGGCGCGGAGCTGCTCGGCGGCGATACGCGTTCGGACACCGCCAACCGCGCGATCAACGCGTTTAAACGGCGTTCGGGCATGCCCAGCTTCGACTCGTGGCTTGTGTGGGATTATTTAACCGATCCCGACGCCTGGTTCATCGAAGGCAACATCGCCGATACCGAACTCCGTTTCTACAACCGCGAACCGTTCAACACCGTGCATGACATAGATTTTGACAGCCGGAGCGTGAAAACGGCGGGGTGGCAAAGGTTTAGCGTCGGGTATTCAGGCTTCTACGGCGTGTGCGGAGTACCTTCAAGCTAGGACGTTTTTGGGTCTCATGTTTCACGTGAAACCCCTGTATTTATTGGGTTGCGAGAGAGGTAACAGGAAAAATGCCACAACGCGGCAGCAGCGCAAAACCGTCCCGCTTTCGCGGTCCCGTCGTCGTCACGCTGCGCGGCGCCGGTTCGACCGGCAACGATCCGCTCACCGTCGGCGCGGGCTCGGATGTCGGCCTCGACATCCAGATCCCCGTCGCGCAGACGGCGAACGCGTTCCAGATCACGAAGCCCGACGGCACCGTCATCTACGCGCTCGGCCCGAACGGCGGCGCGGTGCTCGCGACGCTCGCCGTCGATGGCGCGGTCCCGGTTCGCCCCTCGGCGGCGTATGTGATCTCGAAGGCCGGCGTCGCGGCGCTTACGCTCGCCGCGCCGAACATCGTGGGCGACCAGGGTGTCACGATCTCGATTAACAGCCTGACGGCGTTTGCGCACGTGCTGACGGCGACCGGTTTGCTGCTCACCGGCTCGGCGGCGGTCAATAGCGCCACGTTCGCGGCATTCGCGGGCGCGGGGCTGACGCTGCGCGCCGTAAACGGCAAGTGGCTCGTCGTGAGTTCGATCGGCGTTACCTTCGGCTAGGGCGTTACTTTCGGCTAAAACCATGGGAATGCAGCTCAAGACGCGGCGCACGCTCCTCGCTGGCGCGATTCGCACGGCGACGGCTACGTGTCCGCTCCAGCAGGACGCGGTCGAGCAGCACGTCCGCGTCTATCTCAACGTCACGGCGGCCTCGGGCACGGGCGGCCTGAAGGTCGTGGTGCGCGGCTACGACATCGTTTCCGGCCTTCCGGCGGCGCTGAACGCGGGCGGCGCGGCCGCGAAGATCGCGCCGGGCCTTTTCGTTTACGAACTCATGCGCTCGGACGCGCTCCCCGTTGGCAACGTCGTCGAGACGGTGGGGCGCGGGTTGCCCTGCGTCTGGGACGTGCAGGTCACGCACGGCGACGCCTCAAACTACGCTTACTCGTTGTCGTGCGAAGTGTTGCCAGGATAGCGGTTGAATCCCGGGACTTGTCGAATAACCAGGTGTGACCCGCCTAGCAACTCTTTCCCTTCTCCTCTGCGCTTCGGCGCTGCCGCAGGCGGTCAACGTCAATCCGAATCCGACGAACAATCCCAATCAGATCAACGTCACGACGGGCTACCTGTACCTCAACAAAATGCACTATGCCGGGACGTGGACCGGCGCGGCGACGTATTCGCCGCAGGACGTCGTCTTTTACGCGGGCGTCCCCTACGTCTCGCTGCTCGGCGGGAATCTCAACCGGAACCCGTCGGCGGTTCCCGCCTACTGGGCGGCGTTCCCGGGCGGCGTGGCGGGCGCGTCGGGCGTGAACGGCCAGCTTCAGTACAACGTCGGCGGCGTCCTCGGCGGCTTCACCCTCGCGGGCGACTGCACGTTCGCCGTGCCGAACGTCGTATGCACGAAGACCGGCGGCGTGGCGTTCGGCTCCGCCGCAACGCAGGCGTCCAGCGCTTTCGACGCCTCGGGCCTCGCAACGGCGGCTCAGGCGGCCGCCATCGCGGCGAGCGCGCAGCGGGCGGCGAATCTCTCGGACCTTGCAAACCCGGGGACGGCGCGCACGAATCTGGGCCTCGCGCCGGTGGCGGCGAGCGGCTCGGCGGCGGACCTCTCGGGCAATCTCGCCGTGGCGCGGCTCAATGGCGGCACGGGCGCTTCGCCTTCGACGTTCTGGCGCGGCGACGGCTCCTGGGCGGCGGCGGGCGTGGGCAGCGTCACGGGCGTAACGTTTACGGGCGGCATCGTCTCGATTGCCAATCCGACGTCGGCGCCCGCGTTCACCATTGCGGGCACGCCAGGCGGCGTCGTGTACTTCTCGGGCGCTGCAACGTGGGCGTCGAGCGCGGCGGGCGCGGCGGCAACGCCGATGCTTTGGGGCGGCGCGGGGAACGCGCCGACGGGGGCGGGAAGTCTGAGCGTGACGAACGCGGGGACGGCGACGGAAACGTGGACGCTCTACAACGCGACGCCGACGACGGGGACTACAACGCTGACGCTGAGGAACGGGGCGGTAAATCCAGAAGCCAATCCGATCCTGAAGTTTTTGAAGAATGACGGAACCCTGGCGGGTTCGGCGTACATCTCCGGCGATGGCGTCTTGTTTAAGATGGCCACGTTATGCCTCTTCGGCGGCAATACACAGGGCCTTTTCTGTAACGGTTCTACCGTCGAAATAAGTAACCGCACCATTGGGGTGCTGATGAGTTCCGCCAGCCCGTTGTCCTGGACGAACACCTCCAGCGCATCGACAGGCACCGTCGATACCGGCCTCACTCGCGATTCCGCCGGGGTGGTGGACGTGGGCAACGGCGTGGCGGGGAACACGTCAGGCTCGATGAAGCTCACCAATCTCACGATGAGCGGCGTTCTCATCGTCGGCGGCAAATCCTGCACCATCAACACCACAACCGGAGTCTGGACATGCGTCTAACAACCTTTGCGTTACCTGCACTTCTTACGTTCGCCGCCACCCTTTCGGCGCAGTCGAACGTCGTGTACTCCTGGACGCTTCAGGCGTCCCCCACCGATACGCCCGTGACCATCGCGGCCACCCAGGACCAGGCGGTAGCCGTGCCGAACTGGCTGTTTGCGCAGACGCTCGGCGCGCCTTCGGCGCTCACGGCGGCGGCAACGGCGGCGGCGACGACGATCACGGTGGCGTCGATCCCGCTCGGCCTGGCAGTCGGGAACGGCGTTTGCTTCTCGCCGTCCGCGCTCGTCTGCCAGATCGCCATGAGCACGAACGGCACGGCGTTTAACCTCGTTCTTTCGGCGGGCGAAGTCGCGCGCGTGACGGCGGTAACGGGCACGGGGCCGTACACGATCACGCTGCGGCGCGGGGCTATTGGGACGGCTGCGGCCTATCTGAGCGGGCGCGGCGTCGTGTTCCTCCGGTACGGCAGTTACTCGGACCTTTCGGCGGCGCTGCTGCTGGGCGCGCAGAATGCCATCGTGCAGAACTGCGCGTATGGGGCGTTTACGACGACGGCGCAATGCGCGGCGCTCGCCTCCGCGCAGACGGCGCTCGCCGGGGTGCATTGATGATACGTGTAATCGCGGAACTGGCCGTCCTCGCCGCGCTCGTGCTCGCCGACGAAGCCAATAACCCGCCGCGCCTCCCCGCCGAACTGCAAACGCGCCTCGCGCTCGCGGCGCTGCATTCGCAGCAGGCGCAGGCGCAGGCGAAAGCCGCCGCCGAAACGCACGCCGCCGCGCTCGCCGAAGCGGCGAAGGTCTGCGGCGAGGCGTTCGCCGTGTCGGATTCGGGCACGGCGATCGTGTGCGCGCCGAAGGCACGTCCGTGACGTGGGGCCAGTTGAGATTCATCATCCAGACCGGGGCTCCCGGAGTCAGCCTCGACATAATCGATTCGAGTTTGAACGAAAGGTATGAGGCCGCGCTCGAAGCGACGGACTGGATGGGCCTGAAGGCCCACGCGACGATCCAGACGCTCGCGGCGCACGAATCGGCGCCGCCCGAAACCGTCGCGCTGACGGTCGGCTCCGTCGCCGTCACGGGCGTCGGGACGGCGTGGACGAACGCCATCACGGGGCGGCAATTCTATCGCCCGGGCGACACCGTCGTCTACACCGCGACGTACGTCGGCCCAACGACGCTCACGCTCGACCGGCCCTACGAAGGCAACGGCTCGGACGTCGCGGGCGTCGTTTACCCGGCTTCGCCGTACGTGATGTACACCAGCGTCTACACTTTGCCCGGCGACTGTCGCTCGGTGGTGACAGTTCTCAATCCCATCACCGGACTGCCGATGACGCCGTTTTCGAAGGACGGCCTCGACGCGAGCGTGGGGCAGCGCACGCTCGTCGGCTACCCGCAGTCGTACGCGGTGACGGACGATACGCCCGAAACGAATCCGCCGGTCCTGCACGAAATCGAGTTCTACCCGCCGCCGCGCGACGCGCGGGGCTTCGAAACGGAGTACCTCAAAGCCGCGTTTGGCTTTGACGGCGGCAACACGTCGGGATCCCCGCTTCCCTTCCTCAGCGCTACGCTGCTGCTCGCGGGCGTGCGCGCCGACGTCGCGACGTATCAGGGAGCCATGCCCCAGGCGGTCAAATATGAAGCTGCATTCGAGCGGGAATTAGCCCGTTTGCTCCTCCTCGAACACTCCCAACGTAGACCGAAAACGGCGCTGAAGATGGCGTCCAGATTCTCCCGACACAGATTGGCCAGGGCCGCGCGCGGGATGGTCAGCAACTGGAGAGGCGGACAACCAGGCGGGCCAGGATGACCCTTGGGCAGATGAAGGCTCTCGTGAGCCAGCGCCTGAATGAGGCCGGAAATCCGGTCTTTTATCCGGCATCGGAGATCCAAAACGCCCTAAACGAATCGCAAAGACTCTGGTGCCTGCTGACGCTCTGCCTCGAAAAAACGGCGACGTGGAACACCGCGCCGACGTGGACGCATCTGCTGCCGCTCATCCCCGACTACCTTGCCCCTCTTCGCCTGACGACGCAAACGGGGATGAAGGTGCGGCCCGCGCGGATTTCGGAGCTTTTCGCGCTCGACTCGCAGTGGCCCGCCTCCGTCGGGCCGACGTATCGCTACGTGGCGCTCGGCGCGGACCTCGTCGGCATTTACCCGACGTGGCCGCAGCCGCTGCAACTCCAGTACGCCGGATCGCGGATACGCCCCAGATTCCCGCGGAGTTCCACGAACAACTGGTCAAGTTTGGTTGCTACCGTCTGCGAATGGTGGAAGGAGGGGCGGAGTTCGCGAAGGTGTTGCCGCTGCTCGACGAATTCCTCAGCGTCGCGGACGAATACGCGAAGTACGTTCGCGCGAGAAACCAAGGCCAACTTTACGACAGTTTGCCTTTCGAATTAAGCTCATTCGACCGTAGTCTTCTCGTTGGCAAAGCGAAGGGGAGAAAGTAGATGGCCCTCGACGTTTCCGCCTGCATCCTCGACGTCTGGTACCGGCTCGGGTTCAGTTCCGCCGACGATCTCGCCAACGAGACGTGGCTCACCGTCGCGGAACTCTACCAGTTCCTCGACGACGCGGTGAAGGCGCTCGGGCGCTCGACGGGCGTCTTCCTCACGTACGACGCCACGATCGCGGTCACGCCGGGCCTTCCGACGTATGCGCTGCCCGCGCGCCACGTTTTCACCGAAAGCGCCTGGCTTCTCTACGCCGACGGCCACGTGCAGCTTCTGCGCCTCACGGGCGTCGGGCAGCTTTTCGCGCTCGATGCCAACTGGCCGACGACGCTCGGCGATCCAACGCGGCTTTCGCTCGATGCGCAGGACGTCGAGACGTGCATCCTGTACCCGGTCCCGCTCCAGAACGCCACGCTCGCGCAGGTTTGCGAGACGTATCCGGCGGACGTCGCCCTGGGCGGCGCGGCGCTCGCTTTGAATCCGGTCCTGCAGGACATGCTTACGTATGCGGCACTCGCCGGCGCGCGCTCGAAGGAATCGGATTCGCGCGACGGCGATATGGCGAAGCACTTCGCGGCGCGCGTGGCGATGTATCAGGCGATTGTCGAGAGCCTCTGGGGAAGCGGGAACTAGCCTCGACGCATGTAGGCGACGACGGCTTCAAGTTCCTCGACGGAAGCGTTGTTCTTGAGCGTGTTGCAGCGGGTGCAGATGATTCGCACATTCCCGGCTACGTACCCTTTCGCGCTGTTAAAGCGGTCCAAGGAAGCCGAATTCCACTTGCCCCGTACGCCGCGTCGCGTGTAGTCAATCTCACGCTGGCAGCATGGACACGCGGTCGGTGGCGCAAGAGCCAGCGAATGAATGGCCTCATCGAAGTCGCGCCCAGCCTTTTTCGCCCTGCCCTTCGCGCTCAGGACCAAAAGCCGTATACGCCTCGAAGGGTCGATTTTACTGCGGTTCCGTGCTCGGGCGGCAGCTGCGCGCTGCTTGGTGAGTTCTTTGTGTGTCTCATACCATGCGCGCGTTCGCTTTTTCTCAATTTCGGGGTTTTCTTTTCGGAACCTAGCCCGGGACTCTGCGGCGTATTCAGGATGCTTCACTCGAAAGCGGCGCACATTTTCCTTCCTGCGCTCGCGCTGCTCGGGACTGAGGGGCCGTGCGCGGTAGTACTCGCGTCGTTTTTGTTTCTTAATCTCTTCCGGGGTAAGCTCGTTTGCAGCCATTGTGATCTCTCCAAAGATCGCGGTGGTTAGGGCCGTTGTCGGTGCTGAAACACTGGCGCGGCCCGCTCCTCTATTGTACCTTTTTGCCCTTTCGGTCGAAAGCAAAAGAGTGGGATATTCGCGCGAAAAACTTCAAATCCTTGCCACGTCTTTTTCGTGCCTGCCACCAGTCGATAAGGTGCCAGCAGACCAGGCTCTGCTGCTGCAAAATTTCAGAAGTGACAGCCTTGGCCGCATTATCAGCAGACCGGGATACGTTCAAAAGTTCACCATTCCCGGCGGCGGGATTGCACACTCCGCCACGAACATGGGGGGGCTTGGAAACGCATACTACGTTGGTGTAAACGCAGACCTCACAGGGTCGCCTTCGAAGCTGTTTTATGACGGCACTGAAATCGCTTCGGGGTTTGATGGGAATCGCATCGGCTTCGCCGCGCAGAACGGCTTCATGTGGATCGTCAATCGCGGCGCACAGGGCCGACACGATCCGGGAAGTGGCT